CTAATAAACTAGATAAAGTTCCTAGCTTAGTTAGGCTACTGTTTAGGATGCCGCTACCAAGCGTATTACTACTAATAACAGAATTTCCCGATATTAGAAAACTTGACAATGTATTAACATTGCCAGCAGAATCGACAGTAAATCCTGGACTTTCAAATCCAGACTCTGATCTTAGATATTTTTGATTTACAACAAATGTCATCTCTGTTCCTATTAGTATGTATTTACCCGAACTTTAAAGCACACGATTATTACCTTACTCCTGAACTACGTCTTGGATATGTTGCTCCTGCCGCTGGTCTAAATCCGTAGTTTTGTTTAGGAAATGTTGGTCCTGTATGAAAATATTGATAGATTTGATCTACCTTAGGACTACCTACACCAGTAACTGGATCCCATCCAACGGTTGTTGCATACCCGGTTGTATACCCGTCTCTGTTATCACCGCTAGTAATATCATTAAACAAGTTTGGAGTAGGAACTGTTCCCGACTGTTGTGTGCTGTAAGTATACCACGTAGACATATTAAATGGAATACGCTTACCTAATTGTTGGTTTAATCTAGCCCATATACCTGCAAGTAAAGGCGCTGCCGCGCTTGTTCCGCCATATTGTACGAAACTACCTTGAGCACTACTAGTACCGCCAATGTAAAACTGATATCCCGAGTTAGGATCAGCAGGAGCACTTATATCCGGAATTCCTCGCTTAGTAATTACAGTAGGAGTACCGGTTGTACTAACTGTTTTAGTAGATGCTTTTAAGCCAGTTTGCCAACTCGGTAAACTAACTACGGTACTAATTCCACCGCCACTCCCACTCCATGCAACTTCATTTGTAATTTGATTACTGCTGTTCAACGTTATAGTTGTGCCGCCAGCACTAACTATGTATTGACTAGTGCAACTTGCCGACACACTTAGATTGTCTGCACCACTGTCTCCGCTACTAACAAAAACTGTTATTCCTTTTGCAACGCAGGCTTGAAATGCTGAATCGTATGCGGTAGTATCTCCAAGTCCCCAACTAATACCTAAAGCAGATGGATTGTTAGTTGTATCATTTGCCGTAGCATTAATACAATCTATAATGTATTGTGTTCCGCCATTTGGAGCAATATAGTATGCTATTTTTGCTTTTTGTGCTACTGCTCCTGCACAATATATGTCCAGCATAGTTTCTGCAGTTGATGTTGAATTTACTACTGCTGAATCTACATTAATTGTAACGATAGTAGGAGCTACTGCACCAATACGATTAAAACTAGCAGTAACATCAGGTTGTTGCCACCCTTCTGGACTTCCACTATAGGTTAATTCAAAGATTCCAATGCAGGCTCCGAAGGCATTGCTCCCCGGAATATTATAAGCAGTCGCCATTTGTACCGGAGTTACTGCTGTGTCTGGATTAGCAATTTCTGCGTCTGCAATTTTTAAATGTTTAACTGCTAAAAAACTTTGATCAAACCCTGGAACACTTTCAACAATTCCAATAAGTTGTGCAGGGATTGTCGGCGCAACATTAGGCATCATATAAGTTCTATCAGCATCAGTAACATCTTGCAGTACAATATTAAACAATCTGTTAAATGTGCCAACAGTGCCTTCAACTTTTACAACACTTTGTCCATGATGAGCTTCGTATATAATAAGATCGTTTGATTGAGCCCAAGCTATTACAAATTGCAGGTTAGCATCAGTTGCTCCAAATTGATAAACAAATTCTTCATGCCCTAATATTGGTTGGTCTCCGACTAGTACGCCATCTGCATATTCTTGTAAGGTCATTCCGTTGTCATGTGTATCTCTTACTAGATACAGACTAATCATTATAATGTCGTTAGTATTCTTATTAACTGTAGCCATCTTAAACCTCCAACTGAACTAATGTTAGTGTAACAGTTATTATGGCACTGCTCGAACCGTTGTTGTATATTTTTAAAGGAATAGTAGTTGTTGGTGTAGACTCTGCACTAAATCCAACTGCCGCCGGCGTATAAGTTTGTGTAGTTCCAGATGTTGTTATAATTTCTGCAACAACTCCACTACTAGATGTAGGATCTGTAGTAATGCTTCGACTAGCATCTGCCGCCATAGATGCTAGACTATTATAGATTACAACCCAGGCCGCTGATGAAGTTTGCACACTGTACAATGCATAGCCTTTAAACCCAGTAACTGTGTAAGTTCCACTAGTGCCAGCTGGCAATGTTATTGATGAAACACTTATAGATTTTCTACTAGATAATCCGCTAGATGCTCCTCCGGATGAACTAATTATACCATTGTTAATTGTAATACTTGTACCGTCTACTTTAACACCACCTAATGTGTTAGTAGTTGCTATTGGAAGACTGTATTGTAATGCGCTAATTACACTGTTGTTAATTGTAATACTTGTACCGTCTACTTTAACACCACCTAATGCACTAGTTGTAGCTGTAGGCAATGTATAACTGTTAACTGCACTAATTACTCCACTACCATTAACTGTAATAGTTGTACCATCTACTTTAACACCGCCTAGTGTAAATATGCTTGCAGTTGGTAATGTATACGCAGTACTGTTAACTGTGATAGTTGCAACACTTCCAGATACGCTGGCTGACGATACTCCAGTACCTGTAAAATTTAAAGTAGTGACTGCACTTGCAGACCCTTGAGTAGTTCCTGCATTTTGTACAGTTACTCCCGATATACCTGCTTGTTGTTGTGTGCCTGTAACAGTACTAGTTAATAAACCAGTTCCGCTATTATAGCTAAATGTTATACCAGTTGAAGTTCCGCTTGTAAGTAAATTAGCGGCAATGGCTTTTATATTGCTAGAACTTGCACTTAGTACATTACTAGTATTAATAATACTAGTTCCATCTGCACTGAGCAAACTGCCGGCTGAACTAGCTTGAACACCCCAAGCTGATCCATTATAGATCCATGTAGTACCGCCATATGAGTACGTTTGATTTAATGATGGACTTAATGGAAAACTAAAACTCATAAAATATTCCTATGATTACCAGGCAGCCGCGCTAGCTCTAATCCAACTGTTAGTTGCAATGCATATGTATATGTGCGTACTGTCATATGCAATTTGTCCTTGTACTCCGGTGCTAGTTGCAGTAGCTGGTGCAGAAATTGCATTAGCACTAATAACACCATTATTAATTGTAATTGTTGAACCGTCTACTTTAACTCCGCCTAAAACACCTAATGAGCTAATGCCTGCGGTTGGTAATGTGTATGTATTGTTAGCTGTGATAACACCGCTACCATTGATAGTAATACTCGTTCCGTCAATTTTAACACCGCCGAGGATGCTAGTAGTAGCTGTAGGCAATGTATAACTGTTACCTGTTGGATTACTAGCATAATTTAAACTGTTCCATGCACTACTACCGTTACCGTATTTTACTTTTAATGTATCTGTTTCAAGACCAGGTTCACCAGCGGCTAATGTAGGGTTTACACTGGCCCAGTTTGCGGCTGTGTCTCTTCTTAATTTAATTTGTACTGACATGTTATCTCCTAATTTTTATCCAGCGGCTGCTCCGCCATCGATGCTACTTATAGATATTGAATCTACAGGTTGCACCCACTGGCTTCCGGTATATATGAATAGTTGACCAGTAGTAGTGTTAAGCCATAAATTTCCACTACCGGGTGTAGAAGGAGCAGTATCACTTAATGTTGCTCCACTTCCACCTGATCCACTTCCACCTGAAATAGCTATAGTTGCAACACTACCAGCTACAGTAGTAGTCACTCCTGACCCTGTAAAATTTAAAGTAGTAACTGCGGCTGTTGCGCCGTTAGTTATACCTGAATTTTGTACAGTTACTCCTGTAATTCCAGCACCGCCAGCACCGCCACTTACGGTACTAGTCATAAGACCTGTACCAGCATTATATGTAAATGTTATTCCAGTTTGTGTTCCACCAGTAAGCATAGCCGCTGCCGCTGCCTGTATTGAACTGGTCACTGTACTAATTTTACCAGTTACATCAACTGTAATTGTTGTCCCGTCTACAATAACTCCACCGAGTGTTGTAGTTGTTGCAGGGATTAGAACAGACCCGCCACTACCTGCACCTGCACCTGCACCTCCACTACTTGAAGGACTTGAAGTTATTTGTGTGGGAATTTGTAGTGGAAAAATAGTTTCAGCATATGTTACTGCAAAACTAACTTTAGCTCCAGCAAACCCAGCGTTTGGAGTTGCATATAAAATCAAATAGCTGTCATTAACTGTGGCAGATAAAGTAACAATTTGATTGGTAAGAGTAGTTCTACCAAAAATTGTAAATGCGGCTCCTTCGGGGCGAGCAGTAACTAACACATGCATACTTTCTTTGTTATTACTGTCTGCTTCTGCATGTAAAAAATACGTGGCACTAGCAAAATTTCCCACGTACCAACGATCAATTTCAATAGCAGTTGCTACTGAGGGAAGTAGTGTTCTATTTCCCTTATAAGAGAAGTTAGTTCCAGGTAATAACGACAACGAATGTTGCGGTCCCCGAGAAAAATAAGTAGTTAGATTTAACATAGTTTAACCAGAATGTACATGCTTTTAGCCATTTTATATATTTAGCTATTTCAAAACTCTTGCTCTTGAACGCAAAATATGCTAAATTACTGTATATTTCACTATAGGACTAACTATGACTCAAAGAGCAAAGGCCTTTTTTATTAATGGGGGCGCAGGCAGAACACTCTGTTCAATCCCAGCACTTGAAAAATACGCTGAAGAAAACGGCAATGATTTTATCATTGTTTGCGAAGGCGGAACTGACTTTTATAAAGGACATCCGCTACTACACCCTAGAGCCTACGATCATTGGCATAAAAACTTATTCGAAGAAAAGCTAGTTAATATGGAGTTAGTAACTCCAGAGCCATATCGTGTTTGGGAATACTATAATCAAAAATGCTCAATTGCACAGGCATTTGACATTGCTATTAACAACAAAGGTATTCGAGAATTACAAAAACCTAATGTTAGACTATCAAATGAAGAACTATTTTTAGGGCATAGTCTTGTTAAAGAAGTTCGCGAAAAGACTAAAAAGGAAAAAATTATTGTTTTCCAACCTTTTGGTCGAGGAACTCATTCCGAAGGTGGTGTTATATATGACACTTCTGGTAGAAGTTTTGAAGGCGAGCATGTAATCAATATTGTTAAAAAATTACAAAAACGTTACGGCATCATTATGATGAGCGAAATTGGTATCGACTTCCAGAAACACGGTTGTAAAGATCCAGTAGCTCATCCACAAAATGTCAGCCTACGCCAATGGTGTTCAGTTATCGGTAATGCTGACTATTTCTTAGGATGCGATAGTGTAGGACAACATTTAGCCTATACACTTGATCGACCAGCTACAGTTGTACTAGGTTCTACATTTGATATTAACGTAAGTTATCCTAATTACAGCAAATTTGATATTCTTGATATGGGCGGTGATGTTCGTAGATATAGTCCAATTAGAATTACTATGGACGAAGTTGCTGACCGAGGCAATGACGGAATTATGCGAATGAACGATAAGGTCGAAGAAGCTATTGTACAATCAGTTGAGAATGGCATTAAAACTTGGAGTCGTGAATCAATTAAAGGTCCAGTTGAAGTTAAGCAAATTGTAAGCAAAAAAGAAGCATGAGTAGACTGTTCACTTTTGGGTGTAGTTACACCCATTATGCCTGGCCTAGCTGGGCAGATTTCTTAGGACTTGAATTTACCCAACATGAAAACTGGGGATATCTTGGATTAGGAAATCGTGCTATTGCAGAGCGTGTTGCTGAGTGTAATGTTAAAAATAAATTTACACCAGATGACGTAGTAATTGTACAATGGTCTAGTCACCTGCGGAATGATTATCATACTGAACGTAGACGTATAAATTATCATCAGTCTGGTCCATTTGTAGGACAAGGCGGATGGAAAACTGGCGGCAGTATGTTTAACTACATTAATAATACAGTGTATGATACACAATGGATTAATCAGTTTTTCGATGAAAAGTCATATTTTCTACACACACTTAATAATATTTCGTTGACTCAAGGATTACTAAAATCAACTGGCGTTAAATGGTATATGACTAGCATGGCTGATTTAGATGCGTTAGGCACAGATATTGGTGTCTTGCATGGCGAGAATATTAACAAAGCTTCTACTGGATACAGCGTATGGCAAGATTCAAAATATGAATCATTATGGGATTATAAAACTGCTATCTGGGATAACAACTCCGATAATTGGTTACCTAGCCTAGGACCGTATGTATGGAAAAACTTTCCAGACTTACAGTGGAGTTTCAAAGATCCAAACAGTCCACGATTAGTGTTTCCTGAATTGCATCCTAGTCCAAGACAACATGCGGCTTATGTTGCAGATGTTATTAGACCTAAGTTAAATCTTACAAGTGATACGTCTGACCTTTATTCACCATGGTTCGATCTAACAGATAAAGCTAAAGAGTTAGCACCAGATCTTAAAACATGCGATAGCATGTTAGCACAGTACTGGAATTTACCATATATGGGAATTTAACATGTCAAGACTTTTTACATTCGGTTGCAGTTATACTAGCTACAGTTGGCCTACGTGGGCAGATCTTGCTGGTATGAATTATAAGTTACATAAAAATTGGGGCATGAGTGGATTAGGTAATCGTGCTATTGCAGAACGTGTTGCAGAAGCACATGCCAAATACAAGTTTGGTCCAGAAGATACAGTTATTGTACAATGGTCTAGTCACTTGCGTAACGATTGGTGGCATCAAAAACCAACAGTTAGCAAATTTCCTGGATGGCAAACTTGTGGCAGTATTTTTAACTACATTAATGAAAAAATATATAGCCTAGAGTGGATTAAAACATTCTTTTTTGAACCTGCGTGGATTATGCATACACTTAATCATGTGTTGCTAACACAAGGTTTATTAAAATCAACTGGATGCACTTGGTATATGACCAGTATCGGTGACATTAGAAACATAGGTGCTGATATTAGGGCCAACGACGGTATTGGCGAAGATAGCGGTTTCCTGAAACCAGGTGACAAGGACATTAAAAATGTGTTGTGGGTTAAAATTCCAGAAATGCGTGTGTATGAAAATGCCATATGGACTGATAATGCAGACCATTGGTTAGAACCGTTAGAGATATTTGCGCAAAAACATGCTGAACTAACTTTTCAATTTGATGATACTCGAAAAAAAGATGCTGTATTTTATGATACGCATCCTAGTACAAGACAACATGCCTTATGGCTTGACAACCAGTTGAAAGAGAAGTTACAATTAAGTGATGCAACTATGAAAACTTCTTGGGAAATTGCTGATAGTGTAGATGCATTACAAAAGAAGTTTAGATTTAATAAGAATTTATTCGAACTTAACTTATCGAAGAAAATGGGATTTCCGGACTCGGCACACCATAAACTTAGATGGCCGTTTCCTCTAGAAGGTTTTTAAACAAGGATTAATTATGAAAGATAAAGATATTTGGATTGCCGCTGTCGCCCGCGGTCACAACGGCAGTGTATGCTTGCTTAAAAATGGTGAAATTATTTTCAGTATTGAAGAAGAGCGTCTAAGCCGTAAAAAATACGATGGCGGACCATTGGCTGCTATGTTGAAAATTTTAGATTACACTGATAAGATTGATTATCTAGTAATTGCACATACTCAGGGTCTAAAAGATACTGCTGGTAAAATTGATTTTAGTGGCGATGACATTTATACAGGTCTAGCTAGAAAATTAGGGCTTATTAGCCGTCACGAAAATCCGTATGATCATCCACAAGTTGTTGACATGAGTCATATTCATCACAAATTACATGCGGCATGTGCATTTTATCGTTCAGGATTTGACGAAGCGGTAGCGTTAATTGTCGATGGTGCAGGAACATTTATTCCATTGATGATTAATAATGAACAAGTTATTGGTTGGGAAACTGAATCAATTTATAATTGTTCTTATCCTGCAAAGTTTACAACTGTTTATAAGCATATTGGGTTACGTGGACCTATGCCAGGCACGTTTATCGAAAACTTTGACAGCACTCCGCAAGACGAACCAGGGTACACTCACGAAGCATTGATTACTGATCGTGCCGGTATTACAAAAGTATACGAAGCTGTTACTAGATACTGCGGTTGGGATTCTATTGAAGCTGGTAAAACTATGGGATTGTTCCCATATGGTAAAGAGAATTCAAACATTCCTAAGTTGTTTGATGACTCAAGTATCTTTCCTTTAGCCAATCGTAACCTTATTGTGCCAACATATCCAAATGGTGCCCAAGTTAATTATGGACTGTTTCCTTACTTAGACGGATTTGATAAAGATATTACACAATTAGAAAATCGTAGAGATTTAGCATATGCATGCCAGACACAGACTCAAGAACAAGTTGTTCGTTTGATCCGCATGGCTGTTGAAAAAACCGGTCAAAAGAAAGTTGTTATTAGTGGTGGGTATGGTTTGAACTGCGTTGCTAACTACCATTATCTAGATGCGTTGAAAGATGAAGGTATTGAAATTTATGTAGAACCAATTAGTAATGATGCTGGTACTGCAATCGGTGCTGGATTATTGTACTATAAAGATATCATTGATCAAGACAGCAACATTGACTATACTAAAAATAGATTATATCTAGGATTTAAGTATGACTATACTGCTGATGACTTGTCTAAGTACGCTGACAATGGTGCAGAAATCACAGATGCAACTAACGAAGATATTGTTGAACTACTACTAAACAAAAATATTGTTTGTTTTTATCAAGGTCGTTCAGAAAACGGACCACGTGCATTAGGCAATCGTAGTATCTTGTTTAATCCAACTTATGAAGATGGTAAGGATTTTGTTAACGAAGTTAAACACCGTGAATATTTCCGACCATTTGCTGGTAGTATTCTACAAGAACACGTACACGAGTGGTTTGATCTACGCGGTATGGAAGACAGTCCTTACATGATGTACGCTGTAAACTGTCAAGATGGAGTTGCTGAAAAGATCCCAAGTATTATTCACGTTGACGGAACTTGCCGTATCCAAACAGTTACTCAAGAAGAAAACAATCACTACTACGCTTTAATTAAAGCGTTCTACGATCGTACAGGAGTTCCTATCTTGTTTAACACAAGTTTTAATCTAGGTGGTGATCCGTTAGTTGAAACTCTAGACGATGCGGTCGATACACTAGTACGTAGTGATATTGAATATTTGTATTTGCCAGAATTAGGTAAGCTAATTAAAATAGCAAACTAAAAAAAAGCACCCTAGGGTGCTTTTTTGTTGTCATATTAAGCACCGTATGTGCCGTCTGGACTTTTTATAGGTTGCCACTTCCAAGGTTTAGTAGTTGGTTCACCGTGAAACTTAATTGCCTTGTTTGTATCTTCAACTTGACGAATAATTGGAGTACTTAATGTAACTTGTTTTGTAACAGCGTCAACACTTACTACTGAAGTAATTGCACCTGGGTCAAATAACCCATTTTGCAATGTCCAATCTGTATTACTTACCCACATATCAGCTATAATACCAGTGACATCAGTTAATTGAATAACAAATTGATGTGGTGTGTTAACAGGAGCTGTTGCTGTAACATCAGCATCATGCTCTACATTAACTGCACCGTGTACTTGTGGCATATCGCGTAGTTTTTGACGGAATTCTTCCCAAGAAGCTTTATGACTGTCAGGAGTATCATCTGCTACTAATGCATCAGTTGTAGTTAATGAGTTGTTACGCCATTTTCTAAGATCGTGCCATGTAACATGTGGCTCTCTAAATGCAGGTAGTACCCACGTACTAGTTGTAGGATTCCAAGTTAATTCAGTGTGATCGTGAGTATGATCTGGAGGGGTATCTTTCACACGAGTATATACACTGCCGTCTGGTAATGTTTCTGAAAGTTGCTCAAGCTCGTCATATGGTGTACGATGTAAAATATCAGCACCGATAATTTGACAGATAATAGGATTTGTTTCGCAGTCAACCATTACTTTAGTTTTGTGCAATGGTTCTGGAACATCAGCGCCGTCTTCTGCTTCGGTAAGCCACGGACCTGCATACTTATTTGTTTCTTTGTCTACAAATACCCAAATTTTGTTTGGGCCTTTATACGTATGAGTTGCTGTTTTATTTAAAGTACGCTCTGTACTTAGATAGTCATCTGGCACATCATACGTAAATGTTTTTTCAATAATTGTATTTGTTGTTAAATCTGCCATTTTTTTATCCGTATGTAATTGAAACTAAACCGCCGCCGCCCATGCCGCCACACCAACAGCTACCGCCGTAGGCTTGCGCACTTAGGCCACCACCGCCTGGGAATGGAGTATAACCAAACCAACCAGAGCAACCTAAGTTACCTTGTTGACTTCCGTTAATACAGCCACCTGGGCCATAGAATGGACCTGATTGTGCTGCCGGAGCAGTTTGAGCGTGTTGTTGTCCGTACTGTGCGCACCATGTACTACCAGTATACCCACTTTGAATACCGTGGATATTTACGTCGCCACCGTATGCGCAACAGCAATATGGCATTTCTGTTGAACATGTATAGCATGAGAAATACAACCAGCAAGTAGCGTTTCCATAACTACCACCGTTAGCACAGAAGTTACTTAAGCCATAACCTGTAACATAACTAGTATTGCCACCGCAGCCAATACAGTTAACTGATTGATACGTTGTACCTGCGGCACATACTGTGTATGAGCATCCTGCAAGGGCTGAACTATACACAGTTTTTACAGAATAACTTGCGCCACCACCTGGCCATGATTGCATACAGCAACATGCTCCAGAGCCACCACCGCCTCCACCCCACATTTCAAATGTGACAAAAGATGCGCCAGCTGGCACTACGAAGTTACAGCATTGTCCGCCGTTTGCTCCTGAGTTATAACTAGTATTGTATACTAGTAATTCTGTAGGATAGTTTGTACCAGCTGAATAATTTAGCGTGTACATTAATGATCTTAAATCTGACATAGTTATTTGCGCCTTATCTGTAAGTTACTTGGACTAGGCCGCCTGAGCCCCAACCGCCCCAACAACACCCGCCATAACTGATTGCAGTTCCACCGCCACCACCTGGCCAAGCATTAAAGTTGCCGCTCATTGCACATCCCATCCATGATTCACCACATTCTGTGAATGATGTACGTGTACCTGCACCAATATATGTTGGAGATCCCATCATGTGCCATGAGTCATATCCGCACCAACCTTCGTGTGATGCACCAGTAACTCCGCAAATTGCTAAGTCATATCCGCATGCGCATCCGCATACGTTAGTTGCACAGTGGTAGTTACCACCAATTGCCGCCCAGCAACAACTTTGACCACCGTATCCGCCACTTGAACACAAGTTTAGTGAATAGGTAACTGTACCTGCACCTTGTGCAAAACTTGGGAAACCAGCAGTACCGTGAGCATCTTGGGCACAACATCCTGACCCACCTGCACAGATTAAGTAGCATTGTCCTGGAACTACACGAATAGTCTTACGTGAGTAAGTACCTGAACCTCCACCTTGTGAAGGTTGTTGACAGCAACATGCGCCACCTCCATCACCGCCTGCTCCCCAGACTTCAAATTTAGCCCAGGCTACCCCAGCTGGAACAACCCATAAACAGCATTTTCCACCGTCCTGAACTGCGGCACCAGTGTTACCGTTGTATACATACAAGTTACCGTAGGTTTGTGGGATATTAAATATATATCTACTGTCTGGAAAAAACTGTGTTAAGCTACTCATATTATAATATTCTCCAGATTATACTTTAGGACCAAGATCGCCTGGAGTAGTTGGCATTACCACAGCAACTGGATCTGTCGGGAATGGAACTTTCCATGGGTCAATACCTGCAAATGTCTTTGGAAGATCACGTAACTTTTGACGGTACTCTGATAATTTTTGTTTAATAACTGGATCAATTGCTTGATGATAAGGTTGATCTGTATTCTTTAGAATTGCATCACGTGCGGCTGTTAATGTATCCCAATCCATATGTGGCTTTTTCCATGGATATGGAGTAACAAAGTCTTGTTTGTCAGCATCCCATACAATTTCAATTAGTTCATATGTGTGGTCTGGTGGAATAGGATCTGGGTGACCGTATGTTGCACCATCAGGTAATTGTTCTAAAGTATGAGGCAATTCACCATATGTGTATTCATTGTGTATTAGACTAGCAATACATGGCCACTTCTTAGCATCCAGCTCTACTTTGATCATATCTTCTGGACATGGTACTAGGTGACCATCGTCACGTAGTGTATAGTGGAAACGACTAGAAATTTTCATAGTAGCTTTGTCAATAAAGATCCATAGATGCTCTGGACCTTTATAAGTCCATTGCGCAGTTTTCTTTAGTGTATTTGTTTGATAGAGATATTGATCAGCGATGTCATAGGTAAATGTTACCTCAACTCGGGGATTCTCAAAATTCTCTTTTTCTTGTTGATCCATTTTTATATCCTTTTTATCCGTATGTTACCATGGCTAAGCCGCCTGCACCCCAACCACCCCAACAGCATCCGCCGCCGCAAGCAGTTGCGCTATTACCTGCGCCGCCTGGCCATTTTGCGCCGCACATCATATTGCGGCCTGAAATTGTTAAACTAACTAAGCAGTAATCCATACCTTGACGAATGTAATTACCGTATTTTGAAACTCCATGTGACCATTCCCATTGGTTACTCCAGCAGTAATTACTTACTTTGTTTGGGCTTGATACTGAAGGCATTGTAAGATCGTAGTTTAATGAGTAGCAACCATATGAGCAACTAGGTATACAAATACCAGTACAGCCCATGTATGTTCTAAAACACAATACACATCCCATGTATCCGCCGCATGAATATGCTACGTTTGTGTTGTTTGCGCAAAGTGCGAAACTTGATAATCCACATGTACCACAACACTGCTGTGCGCAACAGCCTGAGCCACCGCCGCATAGGATAAAGTAAGTGCCAGATGTTACTGGTAGATATTTTTTACTGTAGTTGCCGCCTCCAGGTCCCCAATACGGACCCATACAACAACATGCACCTGCACCGTCTCCGCCGCCGCTCCATGTTTCAAATACTGCCCAAGTAACGCCAGTTGGCACTACCCAGCAACAGCATGCACCGCCATTTGAAACAGAGTCAATGTTAGTGTTATACACACTAATCACCTGCTGTTTGTAGGCTGTATTAGGCGCACTTGAAGGAAGCAAGTCTCTTAAATTTGACATATTGCTTCTCTTTTATTTAATGATGATCCAACCAGCCGCTGTACTATAAACCAATGTTACTGTAACATAAGCTACGTTAACTGTTAAATCTTGGCCTAAACTTTGGATAGTTGAACCGTTTCTACCAATCGTGCAGTTTGAAGAGGCAAAATTTCCACCTACATCAATAACCTGTACAGTGTCGCCGTCTAAGCTAGTTGTATAAGAAGGTAGTGTAATTGTTTGTCCACCAGCTGTGCATAGAATTCTGTCGTTAACTAATGCTTGGTAGTTGGTACCAGCATTAATCCTAACTACAGATCCAGCTGTTCCAGTTGTTGTGATATATCGTCCCATGTGAATATTCCTTTATCAGTGTATTTATACCGTTGAAGTCTCAATGCCGAATGCCATTGCGCCAACGTTTGCGGTGGTTGAGTATGCTAATAGGTTTAAACCAGCATTTAACACCAATCCTGTTAATTGCAAGACCCCGTGTGCTAAAACTTCACACTGGTATTCAAGATATTCACCGGCTGCTGGCGTAGTGGAAGTGGATAATGCCACAGACACTGAAACTGCCGAATTGCTCCTATTAACAATGTTTAAAGTAGCTACTGTAAACGTGTTTGTTGGAACTGTGTATACTACGGTCCAGGTAACCGCTGAAAGGTCTGCGTATCCTAATCTTCCTGTTGCCATGTTTTATTTCTCCGTTAATTTTATTGTAATAAAAAGTTCATTGCTAGCGGTATCCCGTTGATACCTGCATTTGCTCCGGTGAAATTCATAGTTGCAGGTACTAAAATTTGAACTTGTGTTGAAGTTGAAATTGAGTTTCCTGCGATATAAATTACACCTGCTGTAAGTGTATTTACGTTCAAAGCACTAGAACCACCACCAATTTGGCTACTAATGTATGATTTAATAGCTTTTTGTGTTGGCACAATGTTGTCACTATTGGCTGTAAAGTACGGGTCTGTTGAGAACTGAGTAATAGTTGCATTACTAGAACCTAACGATATAGAACCCAGGGTCAATGAGTTCAATCCTGCCAAGTTAAACGCATCAGCGTTAATACTTGCTACACCAGTTGCCTGTTGAACACTGAATAATGTACCAACTTGGAAGTTACCGTCCTGGTCAGTACTTGTATAGAACACTCGACCGCCGCCATTTCCTACAGTTTGTAGGGTTGGTTGTGGTGCTTGTAACGGTGTACCTGGGTAGTTCGTTGTAGTTTGATTACCAGTACCGATACTTAAGAAGTCATGTCCTGTTAAACGTACTTGGCTATATTTCAATTTCAGCGTCATTGCTGATCCATGCACCGGTGCATTAGCAGAAATAAATGCTGGACTAATTTGGAAAATCGCAGTATACGGTGCAAGTCCGGGACCAGTTCCTAATAAGTTAGTAACTTGTACTAATTTATAGTAACTTCCGTTACCTGCAATTTGAATATTTGCGCCAGCTGTAGGTGTAGTATATAATCCTGATACGTTAATATAAGATGTAGTCTGATATTCATCAGCATAACCATTACCTGTAACTGTAGCAGTACCAGTTGCATACTGCAATCCTCTGTTAGTCCACATCGGATTTGCCAGTGCGCCTATACCAATTCGAGGATTTTGTGTAGCACTACTAGTTTGGTTAGGATCAACTATAGTAATTGATGGTAAATTTAGATATCCGCTACCTGGCTCTATCATACGATATTCACTAATTGCACCTGCACTTACTTTACAACGTAGTGTTGCAGTAGCACCAGTAACAACTGTATTGAATATTGCAGTATTCAATGAGCATGCAACCCACAACGGTGTTGAACTTGGATTGCCAAATGCAATTGCAGGCCATGAAGCTACTGACGTTAAGTTTTGTGCAACCCAATTAATACCGTCATTTGACGTAGATATCTGTGTTGCGGCACCTGCTGTCGAAGTCCAAGATCCTGCACCACTTGTCAATGTATACGATGCTCCAGTTAATGTCTGGCTAACTTGTAGCTGACTAGTTCCAGAGAATACCTGTTGGATATAATATGTGCTAGTTGATACTAACCCGCCAAATATTGTACCACATGCTGTAGACCAAGAATCACCAGTGCTTGAAGTTAATGGAATCGGAGCACCGCCAAAACTTGAACCAACTGTAACATATCCAGAACCAACTGTTAAGATATAGTATGGAATACCTGTTACTAGACCAGTGCTAACAACGTTAATATTCATAGTACCTGAACCGCCAGCCCATGTTGTATAAGCTGTTCCAGTTCCAGCGCCGCCTGAGTATGTAGCTACTGTTACACTATTAGTGCTTGCAGAGTTTACATAGTAAATTGTGTTAGCAGTTGGTCCGCCAAACACTGTACCAGTACCGTTAGTGAAGTAAATCATAGAACCAACACTAATACCTAGAGCTGATACAGTTTGTGTTGTAGTAATTACACCAGTTCCTGCGGCAACTGTGGTTACTTGACCGACTGTTGCTACAGGACCACCTAAACTTACACCAGCACTTGCGGCCCATGAACCACCACCTAGTACCCATGTTACTGCTGAACCGTTATAGCTGGTAGCTACAGTAATTACGTTAGTACCTGTATTGTTAGATAATACATAATAAGTTTGGGTAGCGGAAACAATACCGCCTAAAACTCCGCCAGCAACAGAAGTCCATGCTCCTGCAGCCGCAGTAGTTAAGTTTAGAGTTGAGCCGCCAACAGTAGCAGAAATTTGGATAGTGCTACTACCGCTATTAACTTGAGTTATGTAATAAGTTACACCAGCTGTAACAGAACTAAATGTTTGTCCAGTTGTTACAGTCCAGTTACCTACACCGTTAATTAAACTTACTGGGTTTGTACCAAAGTTAGAACCTAATGTAACTGTACTTGAAGTTGGGATTGTTAAGATATAGTATGTGCTTCCGCTAGTTAATCCGCCTAATGCCGCACCAGCTGTAATTGTAACTGTACCAGTTGCATTGGTTAATACAAAAGGTGCACCACCTGGAGTAGAACTGATTGTAATATATGTACTGTTAATTGTTAAAATATAGTAAGTTGCACTGTTAGCTAAGTTACCAAATGCGCCAGATGATCCTGTAGCAAATGATTCACCGACAACCATATTACTATTGCTAGCTACAGTTACAACATAACTTGTACCAGTAATAGTTGTTGTACTAACGTTTGTTGTTTGTACAGAACTTACAGCCCATTGACTACCAGCACTAGTACCGTTACCGCTGATGTTAGCAACAATGTATGCTCCAGCTGTTACACCAGATCCACTTAGTGCCATACCAATTGTAACAATACCGCTTGATACAGTACCAACTGTTAAAATACCACTAGTGATACTGCTGTTAAGCATTGTAGCACTTGTTGTAGTTGTTTGAGTAGCTGTTGTAGAAGCTGTAACTGCTACAGCGTTAAATGTTTCGCCAACAACCATGCCAGTTGTAGAACCAACTGTTACTGAACTTAATGTTCCTGTAATTGTAGTACTAGTTTGTGGTGTAGTTGTACTAGTTTGCCATGTTGATCCACTACCACTACCTAATAAGTTAGCAGTAATGTACACGTTTGACCCAATGCTACCACCAGTTAACACCATACCAACTGATATAGTGCCTGCTGTTAGTGTGCCAACTGTTAGTACACCAGTTCCACCAATCGTGCTACCTGTCATAGTAGCAGTAGCTGATGTTGTAGCTGTTGCTGATGTACCTTGTGTAACTGCTGTAAAGACAATAGATTGATTTACAACTAAATTACTTGTGCTACTTACTGTTAATAAGTTAGTTCCAGTTGCGGCAGCTAGCAATACAGGGTTAAATGTTGCGGCTGTAAACACAATTGGTTCACCAACAGCAATACCGGTTGAGTTTGCTAGTGTAATGTTTGCACTAGAAGCCGCAGTTGATACTACCGAAGTAGACTGTGTACTTGATGTAGACACAAAACTTTCACCTGGTACTAATCCAGCAGTACTAGAAACTGTAATTGAACTTAATGTACCAGTAATTGTTGTACTAGACTGTGCAGTAGTTGTGTTAGTCTGCCATGTTGACCCGTTACCGGTACCACTAATGTTAGCAGTAATATATACTCCGGCTGCAATACTACCGCCAGTTAACACCATACCAACATATATTGTACCAGTTGATAGTGTACCAACTGTTAAAATACCTGTAGTTACAGCAATGCTTGAGCTAGTCATTGTAGCTGTAGCGTTTGTTGTAGCTGTAGCTGTAGGAGTTTGTGTAACTGCTGTGGGAATGAATGTTTCACCTGCAACAATACCAGTAGTTGAACTTACTGTAATTAAATTGTTTACACCTGTAAATGATGCTGGAGATCCAGTTGTACCAACGTTGTTAGCAATGCTCACGTTGTAAGTACCAGTACCACCTGATCCAGTACCTGTTGAAACAATGTAAGTTCCATTTTGTGTACCACCACCGCTTAGGTTCATACCAACTGCAATTGTACCAACTACTGAACCAGTTACTGTTAATACTGTACCAGTTGTTCCGCTTATACCTGTTACAGCACTAATATAACCTGCAAATGTTGCACTAGTACTAGATGTTGCTGTAATAGTTTGGTTTTGTGAAGCTGGTGCTGCCAAGAATAGACCTTGACCATAACGAACTTTGCTCCATGGTAGGCTAACAGCCATACCTGCACCTGAACTCTTCCATGTAATACCATCAATACTGTAAGCAGTAGCAGTTGTTGAAGCCGCAATTGCTACAAATATGTTTTTACCAAATGATACACTAGTCCAGTTTTGTGAACTTGGAAGTGTTCTAGCAGTCCATGTTGTACCATCTGCACTCGAAGCGGCTACTGTTGAACCAGAAACACCGCCTGCAATAGCTACCCAAATTGTACCACCATATGCTACACCGTTCCAAGTAGAACTAGATGGCAATGCGTTAGTATTTGTCCAGTTTTGACCGTTGGTACTATAGGCTGCGTTTGCACTGCCTGATGCAACTGCCATAAATCTACCATTACCGTAAGCAATAGCACTCCAGTTTGCAGTAGCAGGCATTGCACTACTTGCAGTCCATGTTAATGGAGTCGTTGCGTAGTTTGAAAGTGTTCCGCCTTTAGCAATAGCAACCCATGTGCCTCCGCCATAAGCAATAGCTGTCCATGTTGTGCTAGATGATAATGTACCACCTGCAGTCCATGTTGTACCGTTAGCACTGTACTGTGTTGCATTACCGTTAGAAGTAATTGCAACATAGTACCCACCTGATCCTACCCCAGTATATGTAAAGTTAGTAATAGCACCAGTAGTAGTGTTTATATTTGTAACGATAATAGTAATATCGTTAGTTGTACTTACACCGCCCAAACTTGTGCCAGGAAGTGTTATAGTATTACCAATAGTATATAATGTACCACCAGTAGCAATAGTTACAGCATATGCAACTCCTGTACGAACAACAGTAAATGTTGCTCCAGTACCACTACTTAATGTACCAGTACCTAATCCAATTGTACCAGATACAGAGTTATATGTAACGTTAGTATCACCGTATGCAACATCAGCCCAACCAGCGGCATTAACCACTTGAGTTCCAAGGCTTGGAGTAAATCCAGGAGCACTAGCTGTTACTCTTGGCTCAATGATGTATGTAGTTGTTAAGTCTAAGTTTGTAGCGTTAACTGTACCAGGAACAACATGGTCCCACCCAGCGGCATTAACTAGCATAGTACCACTACCTGCTGTTAGTACTACAGGTGTTGAACTTCCGCTACTTGCTGCCACTGAGAATGTTGTACCGCCGCTAGATAAACTTGCACCAATCACCCAGTAGACTGTAGTAAGTGGAGTAATGTTATTGCCACCAAAGGTACTTGACCCACTAAAATATATTGGCATGTTCGCATACAATGTATTTGTATTAGAAGATGTAGTAAATGTTGATGTAGAGCATAAAGTTAATGTTATAGGAACAAAACTTTCTTTAGCAACGTTTGCTAATTTAGTACCTGAATTGTAATTAACAATATAACCAGTTTGTCCGTTACCGGTACCACCAGTTAAGTTAATTCGCATACCAACGTAGGCTGCACTAATAGCACTGTCTGTTGCGGCTAAGTTGATCTGGTATAGTGTACCAGCCTGAGCTACGTTTGACTGTGTAACATAGTTTGCGCCGCCTGTTAATGGGCGAACTTCAAACACTGCATTATCACGGAATTCATTAGCAACAACTGCGGCATTATAACCAGTACCGCCAATCGACCATGTGGCTGAGTTATAACCTGATCCAGCATTGAAGAATTCAAATCGGTAGATTGCATTTGTACTATCTGTAAACACGTTAGTAACTGTTGCTTGACTAGACCGGTTATTGATAGCGGCTGTCACCGGAACTTCATAAGTATCACCGCCTTCAGCTAATGTACCATACGTACCATATGAACTGTTACCGTTTGTGGCACGCATACGTCCACCTAGCTCTGCTAGGTAACCAGCATAACTGTAGTAACAGAACACAGAAACTAGCTCAGTTAATGAACTTGAACCTGTACACCATACACCAATACCGTCACTTAGAATAGTTGTATAGTCGTTAGCAACAATAGAACGGTTACCACCGGCATGTAGTGATCCGTCAATTTTCATACCTACGCAACCATAACCAAACATTGTACAGTTTTGTGTGTATGGGCTACGAGCATAAATCCATACATTGCTATCGTTTGGTCCAAAACCTGTATCTAACGAACTGTAAGCACCTGCTGTTGGACGTTTTGTACCGAACGCATTTGCAGGACCTAGTGTTCCAGTCAATCCAGTCATAGTCATATTTCGTAGACCTGTACCGTTACGTAACAAGAACATGTTTTGTGTTACTGATCCACCGACTGCATTATTATACAGTTGTGCGGCACGTAATGATTTATAATTACCAGTAAAGTTTAAATCATAGATAATTGCATTTAAGTATGATGTTGTATCTCTAACGCACTTAGCTAAGTTATAAGAATAACTAACTGTTAAACTACCAAGTGTTGCGGTTGTTATTTGTACTGGAGTTAGGCTAAATTGTGTTGCAGTAATAGCAAACGATGTAGCGGTTAATCCAGCGGCTAATACATAGTATTGAGTTCCTGCAACGATGTTACTAATTCCAACAGTACCTGTAAATGTAACAGGATCGCCTGCAACAAAATTATGATTGCCAGTAGTTGTGATAAGATTTCCAGTACTATTTGTACCAGATACTGTTCCACCATAGCTTGCAGTAATATAAGCGGCTGACTCATAAGCTAAGAAATTAATATTAGCTCTAATAATTTCTGCACCATTAATTGTACTTAACGTATTGTTGTATGTTAAAGTACCGTGTGTTTGTACGTTAGCACCAATAGTAACTGATACGTTTGTAGAAGCCGCAGTTGTTAATGTAAATGTGCTTGCACTTGCGTAGGTAGCTGTGATTGTAATCTGATTAGTTGAATTATTAACAGTTAATACCCAGTATGTTTGATTTTGCTGAGTACCACCTTGACTTCCAGATGTAAACACTACTGGCATTCCAACGTAAACACCAACTGTTGTAGCAAGTGTAATTACATTACCTGAAGAATTAAATGCAGTTGCAGTAGTAGTTACTTGTCCGTTAATAGTAGCAATAATATCATCTATCATCACACTTGCTTGTGCGGCTGAACCGCTGGCTGCAATTAATTTTGCCTTGTAGCCAATAAATCCAATTGCTCCAATTTCTGCTTGTGTTTGATTTAATAATACTGTTTGCGCACTAGTAATTGCACGATAATAAGACTTACCGACAATAATACTGTTAAAGTTAGTTCCTAACACTAGGTCATAACATAGTGCATCAACAATATAACCAGCATCTCTATAACAAGTTGCAGTATTGAAGTTCAATGATTGGAAATACTTTTGTACCCAAACTGTTGTATCACTTTGAATTTCTGTTTTCTTAGCAACCAATGCGTTAAACGCTGTTTGTAAACTAGCACTGCTTAGTCCCACGGTACCTGCATCGCTTGGAGTAAATGAACTTTGCATCCCGATAGCACTGCTAGCCACTGTCTGGCTAACACTTACAGTCCATGTAGATCCATTACCGCTACCGCTAATGTTGGCAGTGATATAAGTTCCAGGTGCAACACCTGTACCAGTTACTAGTTGTCCTACAGCAATTGTTCCACTTACTAGTGTACCAATAGTTAATGTAGTACTAGAAGGTCCAATTGAACTTCCTGTAGTAGTTACAACTGTAGTTGTTTGCGCATTGTTAGTAATCCAGTCAATAATGTTTTGAATTCTAGCTTGAGCATATATTGCGGCATTTGCCGATCCAGCAGTACCTGTTTGTACTTGTGTTGGATATGCTCCAGTAATTGCTATCGGTGAACCAATAGAGCCAACTGTTTGGCTAATACTAATAGTCCAGTTAGAACTAACTGAGTTATATGCAGTAACAATTGTGTTAGATGCAATACCTGCGCCAGTAATCACTTGCCCGACTTGAATTGTTCCAGAAACTGTTGAGCTTACATACAAGGCTGTACCAATAGTATAACCAGTAATACTTGCATTAGTTGCTGTTTGTGCAGTTACTAATGTTGCTGTTGCTACTTGACCAATGATTGATTTTAATTGAGTGTATGCGGCAATAGTTGCAACTTTTTCTGTTGCGGCTTCAGTTAACACACCATATGAATAATAAGCACTACCAGCAATGTTAGTCTGCATGTTAGTACCATAAGTCATATCGTACTGTAACGCATCTAAGATGTAACCAACGTCACGTTGGCAGTTTGCCACGTTAATTGCGTTATAAACACTTAGATAGTTATTGTAAATGTATTGGCTAATTTGTGCTTTAATAAAATTGTAGTTTTGTACAATCTGTGCTTTAGCATCACCGTAACCAACTAAGAAACTAGTATTATAGTTTGTTGGATTAGTAAATGTATAAGTTGGCGCAACTGCTAAACCGTTAGTAAAGATGTTAGATATTAACGCTGTACTATTAATCACAGTATTTGCGGCAGCAGTGCTACCAGTATCACCAGCTGGAAGGCTAGTTACTTGGCTTGCAGTGTTACCGCTTGTTGGAGTAATTGATGTATTTGTAACTAGATTACTTAACAATGCTTTTGTACGTGTTAATGCCAACACTGATTTAGGTTTATCATTAACTAAATTAGCTACTGCACCAGCTGGCTGAATTACTGTACCACGAAGTTCATCGCCTACAATAGCAGTATTAGATGGAACTACAATTGGAAGTATTTCACTGTAATTACCAGTTTTAACCATAATGCTTGTTTGTGGTAATTGAGCGGCTGCAACTGTTACTCCAGGGAAGAATGTAAAAGTTAAACCAGTAGTTGTTCCAGCGGCAGTTACAGTACCTGCAACTGCTGGACTAGATGTAGCATTAGCATAACTATTTGTTACTTGAATAGATGATACATTAGTACCACCTGTCATAATATAATATATGGTATTACTACTAATAGTACCAGTACCAGTATTGGTACCTGTTACTAAAATACTAGCGCCAACAGTGTATGTACCGGCTGGAACTGTCAATTGTCCAGAAGTGCCTGCAATCACAACTCCTGTTAGTACAACGCCAGAACTTGCTGTTAAAGCATTTGTAACAATGCTTAAATTGGTTTGTACAGCAGTCAATGAACCTGTTTCAGCTGTTAAACTAACATCAATGATTTGTTTTGCTTGGTTGCCTGAACTAATACCATTCAATGTTTGATAGTTGCTACTAGGAGCAGTATTACCTAACACTGCGGCAAACAATGAGTTCTTCAAGTAAGTATAAGCTGTTACACTTTGTGAAATTTGATAACCAAAACTTGTAGTAATTGGATTGCCGGTGCTGTTAAAATATGACTGTGCGGCTGAGGTATTCTTTTGATTTCCACCGTGCCCAATATCAAATATAGCGGCATCTACTAAGTATCCAACATCTCTCTCACACTTTGCTGAATTATAAACTAGTGTTGCAGTTTGTCCAATATTTCCTGTAGCTGTTAACGCCTGTGTAGTTCCACCGTAGGATGTACTGATAGAAAAGTGTGTTGCATCAACAATGTTAGAAATATAATATGTAACACCTGCGGTAACGTTCACTGAGGTTACGCTAAAAACAATTGGCATGTACAATGACAAGTAGGCCGTTGAGTTACAAGTAAAAGTACTGTTAGTGCCAGTGCCTGGAGATCCGCCTGTTGTGGCTGTAATTGTAACAGTGTAGTTATAGATGATGAAGTTTGTAATTTCTTTCATCATAAACTGTTTGTTCTTAGCTAGCAATGCTTGAGCACTAGTGTTTAAGTAACCATTTTCAACTTGCAAGGCTGCATATCGAACAGTCTGCCATGGTTTATCAAGAGTTTGTCCTTGGCCATTACCTAATACGTCAGTTCCTGTAGGAGCAACATACACTACATTATTAATAACGCCAAAGTATGCCCATTGAGGGGTAAGTTGTCCAGCAACTGTAGATGTGCGTAGTACTTGTCCGTCTGTACCAATTGGTAAACGTGTTGGACCTGCGCCGCCATAATAAATTGTATCGCCTTGTGTAGTCAATACGTTAGTCACTGATCCAACTGCTAGTACGTTCCAGTAGGTACCGGTTACATCTGCATCTGGTCTGTTTCCGCTTGCACTGGTATGAGCTGCCACGCAAATATAACTATTAGAACCAAAAGTAACTGTATCACCTGCTACGTATCCAGTAGCGGTTGCCCAACTTACTGCATAACCAGTAGTTGAAATTCCGCCTGATTGAATTACACCGCCTGATACGTTAGTAACAGTAATTAATAAATCGTTTGCTGGACTAATTCCACCTAGTGAAGTTCCTAAAATCTTGATAGTATTAGTATTTGCATAACCGGTTCCCCCGTTAGCAACGGTCACTGTGTACGTTGTGCTACTTGCGATAACGTTAAATGTTGCACTAGATCCGCTACCTATAACATTAGTACCGCTTATAGCAGAGTAAGTCTGTGTTGTTGGGTTCCAACGAATACCGCTGTTTAATCTTGACCAGTAACCAGTAAATGGAGGGGTTGGATTTGTTGTTCCAGTCATTGAGCCGGAAGCTGTTACTAGTGTAAATGGTAATCCACCTGATGATGTGCTTACTGTAAACTGTGTAAGACTAATGATTGTTCCAACATAGTACGTTGTTGTGTTAGCTACAATATTACCAAAAGTTGTACCGCTGAATACTAATGGTAAATTAGGTAATAATTTAGCAGTTGATCCAACTGTAATAGCATTAATACTACCAGTAATATTAGCCGATGAAACTGATTGTGAAGAACTAACAGTATAACTTGTACCAGTAATAGTGATAGATGAGACTCCAGATTGTGTTTGGTTAACAGTCCAGCTTGTTCCACTACCAGCAGTAATATATGTACCAGCAGTAATTGCGCCGCCTGTAACAACCATACCAATACTGATAGTACCAGTAATTGTTCCACTGATTGTTAATGTCTGTCCTAGAATACTAGAATTGCCCATTGTTGCTGTATTAACTGTGGTAATAGTAGTACCTACTGCAACTGCTCCGCCAGTTAAAGTCATGCCTGCACTGTAAGTACCTGTCTGAGTACCTGCCGCGGTCATTGTAGTACCAGTAATGAACGCTCCAGTATTTGATGCAGTTGTATTAGTTGTAGCTGTTGCTGTAACTGTTTGAACTGAATTGTCTAATGTAGCAACATAAGTATAACCGCCTAGACGAACAACGTTACCTGTTTGGTATGATGTTCCGCTAACCCAATCGCCTAACAAAGTAAAGCCGGTTGTAAATATTGACCAATCACTTGAAGTAGCTGATGGGGTGCTTCCGGTATTAACAGTTAGTGATACATACTGGTATCCACCGTATGTTACTATGTCACCGTTTTGGTATGTTGTGCCGTTTGACCAACTGTTATAAAATTGCAATCCTGCAATCCATACTGACCAGTTAGCTGTTGCAAAAGTAGATGAAGAAGTATGTGCTGTTCCACAAATCCACAAGTCGGCGCCGTACTTAACAACATCGTTTGCTTTGTATCGAACAGAACTACCACTCCATGCTCCTAAGTATGTTATACCTTTATGTAGATAATCCCATTTACTTTGATCATTTTCAAGTCCCAAAGTTGCTGTAGACGCAGATGTATGCCCTGTGTTACACACATAAGAAATGCCACCGTATAATACAATATCGTTAGCTCTGTAACGATATGAAGTAGTCCAAGCACCAGTCCAAGCTAATCCTTTAGTCCATATATCCCAGTTAGAAATATCATTTTCAAGACCTAGTGCTGTTGTACTAGCCGAAGTGTGTGCGGTATTACAAATATATGTATTAGCACCGTAGTTGACAATATCGTTAACTTTATATTTTGTACTAACAGTCCAACCAGCTGATACCCAATTGAAAGAACTGGCATACAAATCCCAGTTACTTTGATTTGCTTCAAGCCCTAGAATTGTAGTTGCCGCAGATGTGTGCGGAGTGTTACAAATATAAAGGCGTCCACCATAACTAACTATATCACGTAGTTTATAAAAAGTGCTAGTTACCCAAGCACCGGTCCAAGTTGAACCATCACTGACTATTTGCCAATCACCAGAAGCTAAGTCCGTATAAAAATTGGAAGTTGCAGTATGTCCAAGGACACACATATACGTTTGGCCGCCATAGCGTACCACGTCGTCTTTTACATAGGTAGTGGATGCGCTCCAATTACCTTGCCATACGAACTTAATTCTACCTAGTTTAAATTCAGCCATTCAATGCTCCAATTCTCATTATGTTGTATTTATGTTTTCTTAAAATCTTCATTTTAGTTATCAAGCCGCATTACCAGTGAAACTGCTAGCGAATATTGCATGAGCCAGCATTACTCCATTAATACCAGCATTAGGACCTTTGATATTTAAAGTTGCTCTCATTAATATCTGTTGTCCTACGCTTGAATAAATTTTCTGTGATCCGCCTACTCCAACTGTACCAGCAATAACAGCTCCAGTTTGTGCATTAGAACCACCACCAGCAATATTTCTTGCAAGATATGCTTTAACTGCCTTTTGAGTAGGAACTACTGAGTCACTGTTTGCAACAAAATAACTGTCTGTTGAAAAACTGTTAATTGTTACAGAGTTTGCACCTGCTGATAATCCGCCAATTACTAGTTTTGTTAAACCAGCTAAACTAAATTGGTTAGCTGAAATTGTAACAATACCAGATGCTTGCTGAACCGCAAACAAGTTACCGACCTTAAAGTTACCGTCTTGGTCTGTTGATGTTTGGAATACTCGTCCACTGTTGTTTTCAGCAATTTGTTTATAACTAGCCGCGTTCAACGGATTAACGTTCGGGTAATTTGTTAATGCCTTATTACCAGTACCGATATATAAGAAGTCGTGTCCAGTAATTCTACACTGACTGTATTTTAATCGAATACTAATTGTTGTTCCGTGTGCCGGTGCTAGACTAATAGTCAAGCTAGCCGCAATTTGAAAATAATAATTTCCATTACCTAGCGGAGTTATAACTACCACTCGATATAAAAGCCCATTACCACTAATAGTCAACGCCGCACCTGGTGTAGGTGATGCTGATAGTCCGCTAACATACAAGTATTGACTAGATTGTAGTATATCTGCAAATCCGTTACCGTTGACTGCAACTGTAGTAGTTGATGTTTGATAGCCATTACCTCTATTCAAGAATGTAGGATTACCTAATACTCCGGTCGCTGTTCTACAGGTAGTTGTTACCGCTAGTGTAGCATTAGGGTCGTATATAGTAACTGTTGGTGTTGTTTGATAACCACTACCTGGTTCATATAATTTTACTAAACTAAGTTTACCACTTGCTACTACAACTCGTCCAATAGCTTGAGCACCAGTTTGTATGCTGGCTGCAACGTTTGATGATGCATTAGAAATTGCCGCCCATATTGGTGTAACAGCGCCTGCTAGTGTTGTAGGGTTACCAAATGTTACTACACTCCATGTAGAACTAACTGGCATAGTTTGCATAGTCCAGTATAGGCCATCTTGACTAGTTACTGCTACACTAGTGTTTGTCGCAACTGCAAAGAATAAGCCTTGTCCATATGTTAAACTAGTCCAAGTTTGTGTAGTTGGTAAAGTGTTTAAAGTCCATGTGATACCGTCAAAGGAGTACGCTACTTGGTTAGTTTGATCTATTGCTACAAATCTGCCGTTACCCCATGCTACTGATATCCATGTACTACTTGCTGGCAATGTACATGCAGTCCATAAACTTCCGTTAGTAGTAGAATAGGCTGCATTTGCACTACCGCTTGATACTGCTACCCAAGTACCAATCGAACCGTATGCAACACTAGTCCAGTTAGATGCACTTGGTAATGAGCCTCCGTTAGACCACGAAGTTGCGCTTGTAGAGGTAGCAGAATATGTACTTCCGCTTGCTACTGCAACAAATGTACCGTTACCAGCTGTACATGCTGACCAGTTAGCGGCTACTGGCATGTTACCACCAGCAGACCATGATGCTCCAGTATTTGATATCGAAGTTATGTTACTTAGACTTGAGCCTCCTGCGACAGCAACAAAGAAACCTTGGCCAAAGCTCATAGCATTCCATGTTGCGCCGCCAGTTAAGGCAGTAGGAGGAGATATAGCTGAAACCCAATTTTTTCCATCGGTCGACAATGCAACTTGTTGCGTTTGATCAATTGCAACAAAAGTTCCTAAAGCGTAAGTCATTGCACTCCAAGTACTAGTTGCAGGTAACGACTGTTGAGCTGTGGTAAATCCAGGATTTGAAAAAGTTACTCGAGGTTCAACAGAATACACTGTAGTTGAATCTAGTGTTGCGGCAATAGGTTGGCCTGGAAGAATATTATCAAAGCCAACAGCCCCTATAAAAGAATTTCCGTTACTAGTAATTACTGTAACTACTACGCCGGCAAATGTGAAAGTAGCTGTTTGGCTAGTAGTAGTTGCGGCACTTAATGTAACTGTGTTGATACCAGTAGTCAATACAGTAGTTCCTGCTGGAACACCTGGGCCAGTGACTGCACCGCCAACAATAATACCAACAGTACTAGTGACTCCGCTAATAGTTTGTGTGCTATTACTGGTTCCATTAAATGTTCCTGGAGCAGTTGCACTAATTGTAATCTGATTAGAAGTAGTATTATTAGTCAATACCCAATAAGGTGTTCCCCAGACAATTCCACCAATAACACCCTGTGCAGTAACAATCATGTTAGCAGAACCAGCATATGTAGAAATACCAAGGATACCACCAGTACCACCAGCAGTAGTAGGTAATGTAGTCGATAGCTGGATTTTATTACCATTAATTGAATAGATAAAATAACTTGTTCCGGGACTTACGCCAGCAAAGATAATCGAGTACGTTGGGTTAACTGCAAATGAAATATTCTCACCAACAAACATGCCCGCAGTACTACTTAGTGTGATAGTATTATCCACTGAAGATGATGAAACTGCCGCAGTAGTTTGAGTACTTGGAGCAAACATAATCCCCTGGCCAACTTGCAAACTAGAAGTTGATAAACAAGATATTGTGTTTCCAGCTGAGCTAGATCCAGTAGTAGTTACTTGAGGGAAACTTTCTCTACAGATATACGCAACTTTTGTACTGCTGTTGTAGTATTGAATATAGCCGTACTGGCCAACACCTGTACCAGAAGTAACAATTAATCTCATACCAAAATAGTTTGTGATAGTATTTTGATCATTTGATGCAAGTGTAACATACGTAGTTGTGCCGCCACCTGCCTGGTTACCGGCTGTTAGATATCCAGTACCGCCAGCTGTTATATCAGTAGGACCTGAAATTCGTGCTTCAAAAATTCCTAAATCTCTAAATTCATCAGCAATCGCAACTGCACCTATACCTGCTCCACTAAATGTGTAGGTTGCTGTTGTATAGTTTTGTCCAGCATTAGCAAATTCTAATCTAAGAATTTTATTATTTGCTTGTCCAGCAAAGGCTGCTTGTATTTGTGCTTGTTGGCTACGATTGTTAACAGTTCCAGCTAACGGAACTTCAGTAGTATCATATCCTTCGGCAACTGTACCATATGTACCGTATGAACTGTTACCATTAGTTGCACGGATTTTGCCGCCAGCTTCTGCTAGATATCCAATGTGTCCGTAATAATTAAACACTGAAACTAATTCAGTTAACGCACTAGGTCCAGTACACCATGCACCAATACCATCACTGATAATAGTAGTAAAGTCGTTAGCAACAATAGAACGATTGCCCGCATTATGCAGGGTACCATCAATCTTAACACCGGTGCATCCAGTACCAAACATTGTAACGTTTTGACAATATGGTGACTTGGTAGTAATTTGTACACTAGTGTCGCTCGGGCCAGCACCTGGATCCAAACTTACAAATGCGCCGCCTGTTGGACGAGAAGTTAAGTATTGGTTTGCTGGAGTTAACCCGCCAACTAGTCCTTGTAAAGTCATATTTCTAATACCGCAACCATTACGAACATAGAACATGTTGCTACCAGAATATCCAGCCGCTGGTTGTATTACAGTCCCCCTTAGCTCGTCTCCAACAATAGCAACACCTGCTGGTAAACTAATTGGAAGGATTTCAGAATAAGTTCCTGTTTTAATAAAAATAGTTGCCGGGCCAATGACATTTTGACAAGCATATGCAACACTAGCCCACGGCGTGTCAACTGTTGTTCCATTGCCGACAGCATCGACTCCATTCATAGCAACATAATAAACTTTACCAATGATGCCAAAATTATTCCAGGCTGGGATAACATTTGAATTGTTAGTAATTCCGTTAGTAACTTGTGCATTTGAACGTAGTAGTTGTCCTTTTGTTCCAATTGAAATTGCAGTGTTGCCTGTTGGCAACGCTGAATTTAATGCGTTATTATTATATGTAGGGATGTCACCGTAGTTTTGAATTGAAACCCACTGATCACCTGCGGCATATCTATCCCAATACACTGACGCATTTTGTACAGAACCACCTGTAGTAAATCCTGTAGTTAAATTAGGAAAACTAACTGTGGTATTTGTGCATACTATTACTGTATACTTTCCATTATACCCTGTTGGTGTTGTATTTGATACAATGATCGAAGCGCCAGGAGTATAAGGAGCATTGCTCTGTGTTGGAAACGTTACAGTACTAAGTCCTGAAATACTTGGTGTTGCTGTAAATGTAGTTCCAGTTAATGATGCTACACTAAAAGAAATATCAGCAGTGCCTAGTGCTCCAAGATATGTTGCTGATAGTGAAATAGTTGATCCGTCAATAATATTTCCAACATAGTAAGTCCCAGCAGTTAGACCGCCGCCGCCGGTTCCTGCTACCACAAATGGCTCGCCTATATGTAATCCTGATGAAGAACTAACTGTAACGTTCACCCCACTAGTTGCTGTGATAGAACCAGTCTGTGTAGTCAATGCTCCTGTACCTGTAGCTCCAGTAATCATTAACGATGTAAAAGTGTTGTCAACTAGCGGACTATTATTAGTTGTAGATGAATGTAATTGTTTACAAACATATGCAGTACCGTTGAATGTTACGATGTCGCCTGGAGCATAAGATGATCGTGTAGCCCAAATATTTCTCCACTGTACTCCTGAAATTAATAATTGCCAAGCAGAAGTATCTGTAGGATCATTTCCGTTGTTGTCTGCAATAGCAACATATAGCTGTCCATCACGACGAACAACATCACCTACTTTATAATTTGTTGCAGTGTAGTCGCCTCGAATGTTATAACTTTTAGATAATAGTTTCCAATCTGTTGAATCAGTTGACGGAACATTACCTTGGTTATTTGTAGTTGCACTGATATACTGATATCCACCGTATACTACTACATCACCTACTACGTATGATGTACTAACACTCCATGTACTAGAAAATTCTAATCCAGGTACATATAAAGAAAAGTTTGTAGTACTAAAAGTTGTAGTTGATGTATGCGGAATATTACAGAACCACAAGTCAGCACCATACTTAACAATATCATTTACTTTATATCGAGTTGCCGTTGCCCAGTTTGTTTTAAAATCAATACCGCTGTGTAGAACTGCCCATTTGCTTTGATCTTGTTCTAATCCAGAAGCAACGGTTGGCGCACTAGTATGTCCTGTTAGACATTTATAAACAATACCGCCGTATCGGACTACATCGCCTAGTTTGTATTGATAACTAGTAACCCAGTCTGTTTTCCAATCTTCACTATAGCTTACAACATCCCAGTAAGACTGATTTGCTTCTAGAGTTGCGGCTGTCTGGTGCCCTGTATTACAACGATATAGACTTGGTCCGTATCGAACAATGTCACCTTTTTTGTATCGTGTACTTGCTAGCCAATGTTTGCTCCATTCGTCAGCAAGAGCGTAGATAATCCAACTTGACTGATTTGCTTCAAGGCCTAATAGAGTTGTGGCAGCTGATGTATGTCCACTAGTACAAATATAAATTACACCGCCATATGTTACGTAATCACCTATGTTGTATAATGTACCAACAGCCCACACACCTTTCCAAGTGTAACCATCAAACCATAAAGTCCAACTGGCTGAATCTGTATAAAAATTTGCACTAGCAGTATTGGCTAAGACACATACGTAAGATTTTCCGCCATAGTTTATTACGTCATCTTTAGCATAGACTGTGCCAGTTATCCAAGGACCGCGCCATGTAAATCGTATTCTACTTATTTTAAAATCAGCCATTTCTTACCTCAATATTTGTTTATATACCAGTAGGGTATGCGTACTTACTACCAATTCTAGCAACAAGATTACCTTGGCTATCAATATAATAATAAATGCTACGATCATCCCATCTTAATTGTTCGTACTTTAAATTTGCGTATGTTAAATTATGATTAACATCTCGACCTTCTAAAAAATCTACACCAGGCTGAAAGTCAGGATAGTTGTCGCCAGACGCACCGTTATTATTAATAGTTATACTATCAGTTCTGCTCAGTTGATTAACACGAGCAAAATACAAATCGCCGGCATCAGTTCTGCGTAATGCGTACATATATCTAGGTTGATCACCTAGCATTTCATCTTGCGATCTACCAAAAAAGTAATTGTCTGCCATAATATTTTCCCTTATACAATCTCAGCGTAACTTATAGTTACATCAATACTGCTGGCAGTATCACTAGTTAAGCTCATACTACAACTACCTGCTAGAATTAATTTTTCACCGTTAGTAATAACTTTAGCACTGGTATACGGCGGAATAATCAGCGAGTTTATATAGTTTACAGTTGTAGGAGTAGTATCAGTAACAGTTAAAGTACAGCTAACATCATCATCTGTTGTATTAGCCAAGTTCATACCAATAACAGTGTAGGTACTAGTGTTAGGTGTTGTTAGTAATGCTGTAGGTGTTGTGCCTACGCCTTGTTTTACAGTTGTTCTAAAATATGTTGTCATGCTTTTATCCGAAAGTTATTGCTGCCGCAAAGCCAATATCATTGGCCTGTAGTGCGTTAACACCGCTACTACTACCAGCAACTGATATCCATGCTGATCCAGTCCAAACTTCAACTAGCTGAAGATCGGTATTATAACGAATCATTCCAAGTTCAGAATAGGCTTGTAATGGTCTGGCACTACTTCCACCGTTAGGTATTACAATACCATATGTGCCTGCAATTTTAGTATATCCAGTGCCGCTACCAGTAGCAGTCATTGCTGTTGCTGATACTGTTTGGCTTGGTGTTACATAGTAAGTTCCGTTGCCGCCTGACCCCGAACCTAGAGCAGTAATATAAGTTCCTGCTGTAACAGCATTGCCTGTATCTGCTATGATCATTCCGTTTACAATTGGAATTGATCCAATAAAACTTGTTACAGTTAATATAATTGGGGTAGCTGTTATAGTAGTTCCAGATACTACCTGTGCTGGAAATATGGTCCAAGTGCTAGTGCTACTTGTACCGGTGCCTGTTAGATTAGCTATAATATATGATCCAGCGGCAACTTGGTTACCAGTAATTATATAACCAGCAACAATGCCAGCACCAGTTGGAGCTGATGTAACATTTAGTGTTGTACCGTTGATATTACCTACAAATGTTACGGCTGTACCTAGTGCAATTGCTCCGGTGAAGTTTGCAACTACAGGTGCTGTTCCAATAGTTGTGATAGCATTAGATACAACGTTTGTAACGGTACTGTTGTAAAATCTTAAGTTACCAGTTTGTAACCCATAGTTGTTGCTAGTAGTAAAGTTGATATCAGTATTAGCAGTATATGTGCTAATTGTGTTACCACTAATATCTAAATTAGCAGTTTTAATATCTGTTGCTACTAGATTAGTTACTGTAATGTTTGTAAAATTAGCAGTATTAACGTATAAGTTATTCCACTGTAAACTACTAGAACCTAAATTATATGTTCCAGTTGTAGATGGTAAAATATCACTGTTAACTTCGCCGGTGAATGTAATTGTATCAGTAGTTTGATTACCTAGTGTAATATTTCCGCCGCTACCACCGTCAGCTGTAATATTTCCAGTAACATGCAAGTTGCCGTTAACTGTAGTATTGGCATTAATATTAATATTACCTGTGCCAGTAGTACTAATATTAATGTCAGTGTTTGTACCTAAGCTGGCAATAGTATTACCAGTGATGTTTAATTGAGTACCAATAGTTAAGCTACCCTGATAAACTACAGGATTAACTCCACTTGGTAATAAATTAATTGTTGAACTTGAACTGCTAAGTGTGTTGCTAGTTAAAGTAAAAGTAGCAATGTTAGCTTGAGTAGAAGCGTATAAGTTCGTTGAGCGTGTTGTACCGTTAACATCTAAGTCGTAAGCTGGCGATGCTGTATTAATTCCTACACGGCCATTAACCACATCAAGATAGAGAAGGCTCGTCTCAAAAGCTAAATTTTGCCCGTTGCGGAGCAAATTGTCTTTTAAGAGCGGCCCTGAAATTCGACCAACAGCCATGAATGCTCCCTTATACCCCGTGTTTCACGGTTAACCTCATTTTCATCCTTGTACTACAAGGCTCTTTGCGGGTTTACCACAGTCTAACCATAGGAAGAATTGGTCATTTTTCCTAATCAAAGTATTTATCGGTTTTTGATTAATACCCGAAGATCAGCGCCATTTCATTCATAATATCGCTAACCGCAGTATAGTCTAGAACAGGGCTTGTACCGATTGCTGGTATCCAACCGAGGGTTGCATCGTACACTTCTGTTTGAGGTATAGTAGAGTTATATCGTGTAGTTCCTACTTCAGGAGCGATAGGTCTAGCCGATGTAGAACCAGTTGGAATTGCTAATCCATTTGCTCCTGAAAATTTTAAATATCCATTACCGGTGCTAGAAAATGACAATGTTGCATTTGCAGGACTGCTGTACAACATGGTTATGTTATTGCCATTAAATTTAAAATTATTATTTAAAACAACGTTATTACTAGATGCTGATAGTATAATATCAGCATTAGAATCACGAATAGTGTTTCCAGTAAATGAAACATTCCCGCCAGTGATAGCAGTCGGTGTTAGGGCGTTAACATTTAACGTTCCTCCTAATCCTCCTAGAATATTAACACCGTAGATATTTTTCCATTGTAAACTATTAGAACCTAAATTATATGTATTAGTTGTTATTGGTAAAATGTTACTATTAACTTCGCCGGCAATTGTAATGGTATCTGTAGTCTGGTCGCCAAGTGTAATATTTCCATCTAGAGTAATATTGCCTGTAGCATGTAAGTTACCAGTAACTGTAGTGTTATTGTTTAGATAAACGTTACCAGTTCCTATCGGACTAATTGAAATATTATCATTGCTAACATAATCAACGATAGTATTTCCACTTAATGTTAATTTGTTAGTCTGGATGCCAGGAGCAGTGATAGTAGGATTACTAGTTTGATTAGGACTAATAGCAATTCCACTAATAATATTTTGTATTTGATTAGTAGAAAATTCTAAGTTACCAAAATGTCCTAGTGTAGTAACATTTAAGTTTTGAGTATTAATCGTGCCAGAAGCACCGGCAACATTTAAATCAGCTGTGGGGCTTGTAGTTCCAACGCCGATGTACTTGCCAGTAACATTTAGATATAATACTTTTGTGTCAAAAGCTAGATCAGAACCGTTGCGCAGTAGATTATCTGCTAGTAACGGACCGCCAATTCTACCTAGTTGAGCCATTCTAGCTCCTTATTGGTCAAAACCTAATAGCGCAATAACTACCTTGCCATACGGCACAGGCGTACTAAATTTTAAGTAATAACTGTTATTTGAAATTGTTTGGCTAGACTCAGCAATTGTTATAGCTGTATTAACTGCAATATTTCCAGTTGGTGCATGATTCATAGAAATACTAGTCAATGCTCCAGTATTTGGATCAGTTATTGCAGAACCAGTAAGAAGAGCACCACTATAAATATTAGATCCACTAACGGTTGCACCAGTAAGAGGTACAGCTGGGAACACCGCAGGAGTGCTGCCGCTTGCAGTAACCGATCCACCATTTTGATACGTCCCTGGATTAGTTGTTAGTGCGTAAGTAACTGTAGTTGCTGTTGATCCGGTAACCGTAAATACTCCGTTAAATGCACTTGATGCTTGACCTGTAGATAAAATACCTGCAACTGTTATTGTTGCGCCAATTGCAAATCCAGGTTGTGAAGACGTAGTATTTGACATTGTGACTGTAGCAACATTACTAGTCCAACTTGCTGTAGTTACATTTAAACTTGTGTTAAAATATAATATTGCTGATCCTGTGCTAGCGGCTACACTAAGAGATCCGGTGTATGTTTCTGTTGGTAGTGTGGGATTTTGTACTACTGTGTAGTTAATACTACTAAGTTGAATAACGTTTTCAACTACAACAATAATGTTTTGTCCGCCAAATGTTGAGTTGTTGCTGTCCACATTACCTGGATTATAAGCAGAATTCAGAGGACCAAAATATGTGTTGTTACTGTCGCCAGCACCTAAATTTTGTTGTATAATAGTTCCAGATTCTTTAAATCTTAGACTGCGCCATTTACTACCTTGATAAATTTCTAGTTGTCCACCGGAAGTTATGTCAGTATTATAACGCATCATACCGTTAATTGGATTGCTAGGGCGCTGTGCTGTAGTTCCTGTTGGTACTACAAGGTCCGTAGTTCCACCCATAACAACTTGCCCTGTGACCGAATTAGCATACAAGGTAGTATCTGTAACTGCTCTACGACTTAGATTAAGTTGTTTTAAGAATCGCATTATACCGCCAATGTGCTAATTGTAAATGATAACATTGATGCTACACTAGCCACTGCTACAATAGTATCCCCATTTGCTAACACTAATTTTTCTTGATCTAAACTTAAAGTTTCTCCAGCTACGATTGGTAACTGATATACTATTGTTGTCAAGTTGCCAGGGCTTCCGCCGTTTGGAACTGCATACAATGTAAGATTGCTAGTAGTTGCTCCGTAATTACAAACAATCATAGCAGTGATGGCATTATTACCACTACTGGTATAAACTGTTGTATTAGTTATTGCAACTAGGGTATTTGAAATTGCCATGTTCTTTCCTTATAGTAAAATACTCAATAGTACTGCACGATTTTTACTAATCAATTCGTCTTGAGTAGTTACATTTGATATATATAGTCCTGTATTACCTGGGCCTGCTGCCGCTTTGGAATACAATTTTGTTCTTCCAGATTGTTGACTAGGTGTGCTACTTTGATCATCTAAATTTAATATTGCATTTACTTCAACGTTATTATTTGCGGCAGCTAATACTAGATTAGCACTAACAGAATTGTTAGTAATTGTATCACCGTAAAAATTTAAATCACTAACAGTTAGTCCGCCTGCTGATATTGTAGCAATAGTGGTACCAGCAATATACATGCTAATACTAGTATTAAATGCTTGAATTTTACTATATTCTGAACCAAAAGCCGCATTTTGGGGAGTGTAAATTCTGTCAACTGTAGCAATACCATTACTAGCCGCTACATAGTTGTAGAGATATTTTCTGTTGATAATATGATTATCTTGTGTTACTTTTGTTTCGTAGCTTGTTGAATTTGCAATTAGCAAAGCATAGTTGCTATTCTGCATGTCAAATACAAAATCGCTAGTTCCATCAGTAGCAATAGTTCTAAGTTGCAGACCAGATAGTTGCCCATCTATAGTCTTCATTACAAATGAACCGTTAACTTCACTGCTGTTTACTGGGTTATAATGTGGAATTTGTTCGTTAAACAAGAACTGGGCCGCACTTAGGCTGCCCCTTTCTATTTCAATTCCTGCTTGATAACTATTTGCACTACTAATCCCCGAGCCAGTTTGCCCGTAATTTAGCTGAAGTATGTTATCTTTAATTTCTGTGTTGGTACTTTCTACAAAAGTAGTTGTACCTTTAACATCAAGATTACCAATAACAGTAACGGTACCGGTCGTACTTTGTGTATCCAATATGATGTTTCCACCAGACTGTACTTGTAGTTTATAATCACCGTTACTGACTTTTAATATTCTTGACATTTATAATCCTTACGGGGAGCAAGTCCCCGTATTTTTATTAAGCGTTTTCAATCTGTACGCTGTAGTTTGCTGATGGTGTACCAAAAGTCCATGGAACTGATTGTGATGACCCATCACTGTTCAATGGAAATTGTGTACCTGCACTTGAACTTAAACGTGCAATCGCCGCTGGGTTAATATTAACTTTGTGGTTAGTTAGTTTACGTACAAGATATGTTCCGCCTGCGCTATCAATAGCAACAATGTTTAACTCAACACCTTCATCTGCTGTATATCCAGCAGTACCGTCAGCAACTGCGTCGTAACGTAAACGAGCAACTTCTGTACCTGTACGTGATACTTCACCAGACTTGTTAACAACATAACGTTTTGCAGATTTTTGCTTTTGAATATCAACTTCAACTAATGATCCGCCTGTGTATGCATAAGCAATAATAGCTGGCTCATAGCTAGTGCTAGTACCGTCAGTGCCATTAGCCGCTGTCAATGTTGGTGTCTGACCGCTTGGAGTTGTACCACCTAATGTACTCCATGTCAATGTTGGAACTGTTACATAACCGTCACCAGCGTTAACAACTGCAATAGCTTTAACACGGAATGTAACTGTTGCTTGAGCACCAGTACCGCCTGGGCCAACAACAGCCCAAGTAGTAATACCTGTACCGTCGATGCTTGTATATGTACCACGGTCAGTAAATGCACCAAATGTTGGAACACCGCCAACTTGTGTTACTGAGAAACGTGTTGGAACAACAGCTTGAGCATCTAAGCCAGTAATGCTAGTGATTGTACCAGCAGTATAACTTGTACCACCAGATAAGCTAACTGTAGCAACTTCCCATGTAACTGCTAGTGTAGCTGTTGTACCGTTAGCAATAGTTGGAGCTGATGCTGTTAGTGCTGGAAAATGTTTGTAAGTATCATTAATGTTAATACTACCTTGTGTAGCAACTGATACGCTTGCTACACCTTTACCGCCGATACCATCGTCAGTTGGACTGTTGGTACCAATATTTCGATTGCCAAAATATTTTTTATTTAGAGGACGTCCCATTTTGTTTTCTCCTTTAAGAAAAACGGCGTTCTAGGCCGTACGCGGTTGGATTTCCGCATAAAACTCACCCCATGTGAGTCATACATTGTATTTATACGTAAGTGATTCGCATAGCCACGTTGTCAATGTATGCAGTATCAGTATGTGGAGTAAGAACATTGCTTCTAAGCGCAATTACAACACCAAAATTTACATTAATTGTATCTACTAGTTGTATTGGACTATTCCATAGATTAGTAGGCGATCCATAAATTTTATAGTTATCTAATCCTGGATCTGCAAGATTATCACCAACACGTTCACCGTTTAATACTAGCTGTACAACATAGTCCTGTATTCTAGATGCTCGTATTGCATTTATTTGTACTTCAACCCCTAATAGTGTTGATCCATTAGGAGCGAACGGAAAATTTGTAAACCAAAGTTGACTAGTTATTGAGGCAAATCTTTCTTGCCACAAACCTGATATTGTATGCAATGGCTTAGAACTAACAGCATATTGGAACGCATCTTCCCCGATACTACCCATAGGATGTGTCCAGTCGATACTGTTATCTGTAGTTACTTGAGTTACAGTGGTTGATTTAAGAAAGTTAGTAGTAATCATCTAGTATTTACCCAAAGAAAAACGCCCCGGAGGGCGTTTTTAATTTTACTAAAGCAAAAGTTACAGGATTACTGGAACTTAACGTTAGCTGAAGTGATACCAACTAAACCTAAGTAGTCAGCGGCATTACCCAATGAACTTGCTGTGTTTGACAACTCAACATATCCATAACGTGTCATGAAGCTTACTACTGGTTCGAATGTTGATGGATCCAATACAACACCACTGCTCATCAATGGAATGTATGGGCAATAGAATGCAGGAGCATCAGATTCGCTAGCACCTTTGTAACCAACTAGGATGCTTTGTGTATCAGAAGCGTATGAGTTAACATAAACTTTCATAGCATTGTTCAATGTACCAACAAACTTAGTGTTTGTAGGAGCTTCGAATGTACCTTCTGTTGTACGAGCAAAAGCTGAAGTAGTAGCAGATTGTAGAATTGTCAATGCAAATGGTGATACAACAGCGTAGTTACCAGCACCACGACGTGTACGTTGAGCGATCAAGTTAGCAACGCGGTTGATCATAACTGCTAAGGCAGCATGCTCATCACCTACGAATGTTGCTGTACCAGATACAGACGCTTGGTCGTATGTGTATAAAGCTGTACCAGCTAATGATTGTAGGCTAGCTAGAATTTCTTGGTCGATTTCAGCAGTAATTTCTTGTGCTAAAGCAGCCATGATTTCAGCTTCTACGTCAATACCTTGTTGTGCTTGTGCATCTTGAGCTGATTCAAAAGTCCAACGAGCTGACAATTTACGTGTCTTCGCTTCAACTGTTTGTTTCAAGATTTGGATACTTAATCTGTTACCAGCTGTACCTTCTAAAGTAGCTGTTGAGCTAGCCTTAGGAGTTGCGTCAGTTGTGTTACCAGAGTAAGAAGCCGCAATCTTGAATGGGCTCAATGCCTCTTCACCAGCTACTACACCAGCGCCTGATGATGAATCAGCGTAGCGAACACGTAGAGTGTGAATTTGTCCTACTGGACCAGTCATTGGTTGTACGCCTAACAACTCGTTAGCGATAACGGTTGGCATTACGCGGCGGATTACTGGAAGAATCACGCGATTTAGTGTTGCGACGTTACCGGCAGAAGTAGCACCAGCAGTAGCGGATTCTGCAAGATACTTACGAGTATTCTCAAGAGCCACGCTCATTACTGATTTTTTAGTGCCTTGTAGGCCTTCTAAAAGTGCTTCTTTAGTTTCTGCCCAACGTCCGTTTAATAGTTCTGACATTTAAATTTCTCCTTAAAATTTTAGTCCAGCAAGTTTGCGAATATCAATGATATTGGCATCTGACTCGCTACTATGTTTGGTGTTGGAAATTTTATTTCCTGTGACTTCTTTTGCCTCTACAAGTGCCTGTTTCTTCTGCGGAGCTCTTCCAGTGTTACCAGAGATAACTGATGGAAGATACTTTTCAAAACTTTCGTTTAGACGTTCTGTTTTCACAGACTCCATTAATTCACCCATGATTGAACGTTGCTCATTGTTTAGAGGAGCTAACAACTCATGCATGATTGCTTTTCTTTCTTGACTCTCTTTGAGAGCACGGATTTGTGCTTCTTTACTTTCTAAGATTTGTTCTGCTTTTGCAACTGCTTGCGCGGCTTCTTGCATTGCTAAATCTTTCAAGTCTATGACTTTGAGTAATTTTGCTGTTTCCGATTTTTCATTTAGGTAGCTTGTAGAATATTCAGCGGCAAAAGCCTCGAATAGTTTACGTCCAAAATCTGCGCGACGAGCGGCTTCGATGTCTTCTTTCAATGCTGTAATTTCAGAATTTAAATTCTCAGTTACAACTGATTCAACCATCTTAGCGGCACGGGTAACAAACTCTTGTTGTACCTTCTTGATCTGTTCACGACCTTCACGAACTAGACGAACTTTTGTTTCGGCTAAGTCTTGCTTGTCTTTGTAAAACTCTGTGATTTCTTGAGCTAGAGCCTCAACTACGAATTGTTCTAGTTTACCAAATTTAGTTGCCATTACTACTTGATCTTCGTGTAATTCACGAACTTCAGAAGCTAACTGACGTGTAACAAATTCCTTCATTACTTCAGCATCTTTCTTCATCTTCTTAGCATACTTGACTTTCATCTCAGCTAATTGATTACGATCATCGGCGAACTCAACAATCTCAGCGGCTAATTGTTCAGAGATCATGCGATCTACTGCTTCAATCATTGTTGATTTGTCGTGTTCATACTTTTGTGCAAACTCTTCACGTAATTGTTCAGCTACTTGTGTACGAGCCTCGTTGATACGAGTTTCGAAAGCAGCCTCAATTGACTCTTTGATCTCTTCAGAAATCATATTGTTTTCAAATAAACCTTTTAGTGCATCCAACATATGATTCTCCTTATTATTGGAGTTTGTTTATTATTTCTAATAAACTCTCTTTGAGATATTTCTGTGCCTTAGGGTCACCTTTCACCTCTTGCGCTATACGCAAGGCATTAAAACCACCGCGACTATTCATCAGGTGTTCGTAAATTGGTGTTGGGTATGCTCCAGGAGCACTGGGTTGAGCTACCATATCTACTGTGATAATCTCAAAATCCGATACTTCACCGGATCCGTCATCTCTGACGTTTCCGGATCCGCGACTTGACACTCCTAACTTAACTCCGCTTTCCAGCATTGTCTTGATTAGTTGTCCCATTGGTGTTGGAAGTATTTTCAACTTCCCGTAACCGTTTGGACCGTCCATCCACATATTTGTTATCATGTGTGACACACGATCCAGGTTAATTTTTAGATCATCAGGATGATCCACTTCCCCGAGAACTGAATAACCGTTCTGAATCTGATCGTTAAGGGTCTTAACAGCCTTGCCAATCTCATTAACAGGGTAAACACGCTGGTTAGCGTTACGTATACCGCCCTGGATGCAAATCCCGGACATGTACAAGTTCTTCCCATCTTTGTCATCAGATTCAACGATCATTTTTGCTTCGTTGAAACTGAGATTCT